CAAGCGAGTTTGACGGTTTATGGGATGCCGTGATCGAAGCAAAGGAGGTCAAGTAAATGTCTTGCCTTAACAATGAAATGCTTCTAGAAACCTTATTTGAAGAGGCACTAGAAGAACTAACCAAACAAGGATTTGATAAAATGTTCGATCAAGTAAACCTTGAAAGAATAGCAACAAACCTTGCTAAACAAATGTTTGAGGAGAGGGGTTAATCCTTCTCTTTTTTTTATTATTTTATTATGAATGAATTACTAACAACTTGGAAGTATGCGTTAGGAGCATTTTCAGATGACAAGACACATAAGTATGATAATAGGGTATGTGTAATAAGATCAGTAATCCTTGCAACTTATCTTATTACTAATAGTATTATTTGTATGGGAGTAATAAGGCATTGGGATGATAATGTCCCTGCCCCTAATTCTATTACTGTAGTACAAACACAAGATAGGGAAACACGAATATTCAATGCATTTACCCAGTTTATTAAAGTATTAATGGAGGTTGACAAAACTTCTATAAATTGATATAATTACTATAACCAAGAATCTTCAAATGACTGAGAATGTATTGTACCGTATCGAGGAGTTTGCGACCACGGGTTGGACGTTAATCGAGGATACGGACCAGAAATTAACTAAAGAGCAGTGCGACGCCAAGTTACAAGTATACATTGGTAACGGACATAATCCTAATAAACTGCGGGTCCGTAGAGATTCTTAATTCATCCAAACAAAATCCCAATGTATACTCAATTAAGTTTGTGGGAACCGTATGAACCAGAAATAGGCGATTATGTAATCTGGGAAAGGAACAGTGGTTTGGACCATCATGATGAGGGATGGGTTTATTTTAAAGATGAAGAGTATATTACAATAGAGACAGGTGTCAAACCTAGACCCGAATGTGAATATACAAATGGCAAGAGATTACATAGAATGATTCATACTCTACTATTATGTTATGCAGGACAATGGCACCAGTTGAGATTTGTAAAAAAACGTAAACAAAGCAAGGAATGAACTAATGAAGAGCACCGATTATTTGTGGTATCCCTATCTAAGGTACCAAGCACAGTGTAAAGCAGAAGGGAAGGAGGACAGTATTCAAGAATGGTTGGAACTGACTGGTAAGGTAGAGAAACAGCACCGATTAGCAAAGCAAATCGCTAAATCAAAACCCAAACGTAAGAAGACCAGTAGCAAAGCGAGAGCAAAAAAGGCAGCAAAGAAACAAAACCCATTAGAGCAGGTATTGAATAAAGCAGCAGCAGATATTAAGAAAGTTCGTGCTAGAAATAAGAAAGGACACTATATTGCAGATGATCCAAATACAACAGAGAATGAGGCATGGACTACAGCAGAAATAGAACCTAATAGTAGGGGTAAAAGCAAGGTGAATAAGAGGTCTAATAAGAAGGAAACTTGAAGTGAAACACCCTATTAGAAAGGTGCCTAAAAAACAGCAGCACCGATTAGCAAAGCGAATCGACAAAACTTACCCTCAAATGCCTGTTATTATTACTGAAGATATGACCAAAGAAACGTACTCTCCACCTCCTAAACAAGAGGATATAAAGGAGTTAATTCAAGTAGTCCAAACCCTTAGCGATAAGGTAGAGAATAAGACCAATCAACTCATAGAGAGACTAGATCTGATCCTTAGTGCAAGGTGAAACCTGAACGGAGTGATATGGTATCCGTTGATACACTTTAAGGTTAAAATAAGGTTTTAAATATCTTTATAAATATTAAATCGTTTATTATTTCATTCTCAATAAGCACTCCTTAATGAGACTCAATAAGCATATATTCATTCTCAAAACGTGTCTATATACTCCCTGTTTTATCGTGTTTTATTACCGTATCTCTACTCTATATTACTATGCGTGATCTAATTGCTTTATTTGTCTTCTTAAGTCTTGGTTTTACTGTCACTTATTATCAGTTTAAATGGGTTGAAAAGCACTTCTAAAACGTGCTAAACCACTCTGAGACTTGTGACCTTTGCGAGCGTACCATGGATCGATCGATTTGTCAACCCACAAGACACGAAATTTCACAGAAACCTAGTGTCGTTTTGTGCGAATTGTTACATAAAGACACAAAATACGGTAAAGCGTACATATATACCATTGGGTTACGACAAATTGCATATATACTTGCTGTTTGTCGAGATCCGTGTTATACTTAAATTGTTTCTAAAGGACAGACGCCATGTATGACGATTATGGAATCGAATACTCTCCACTGGATTATGAATCTTGTTATGATCTGAATGAGGACTACATGGATGAGGACAATGACCGCAGGGAATCACAGGATTACGAAACGCTTGCATATCAGCACTATGCATGATATAATGGTTGTAAGACCCTAGCAGACAAATGACAGAAAAGCATTTTGTTCGTGTAACTCTAGATCTATCGGTTTATGATGATCTGGATTTAGACCGCATTGACTGGAGGACGCTGCTAGACCTTCAGGATAATGAGGACGTGCATGCTTCTGTTAAGGAGTATGACCCCTACGTAACCTATTGACATTATGAGACACCATGAGGTATTGGCAGAATTAAGAGAATTAAAAAAGGAGTGGAGGCGGAACAACCTGACTTTCACAAATCCACAAAAGGCACGCTATAAGGAACTGATGGTTTTGAGGCGTGCACGTGTGGCAGAGATGCAAGAGAAATAATGTTTCAGTTTGTTAAGAGTGCTTGAATAGGATGGGTCCGCGTCCTATACTACGAGAGTACCACAAAGGAACAACGCATGCCTGCTAAAACTACCCGCGCCAGATCCAAGAAATTGGTTGTGCCAGCACCAGTAGTTCAGGAGGGACCACAAAGACCCGACGTTGTATTGTTGACTAATGAGCAACTGTGGTCAGACCTGCAAAACAGAGTCAAGGTCCATAATTACGAATTTGCTTTAGCAGTTCGTGATCTCAAGAATACTATTGAATTCACCAAAGCACAGTTTGCTAAGGTCAGTTCATAAACCGTCCACTAACTCCCTCACGGGAGTTTTTTTATGGTATATTAGAAGAGTGGAAGAAATCCACACCAGCAAACCCCGATTTATTATCATGTCCAGCAACTTCGCCGAATTCCTACTTGACAATGCTGAGAACGGAAACGAAATCTTAGCAGTGCTAGAGGACATCATATCAGTACAAGAGGAAGGAGGCACCGACCTATAAGGACAGTTGGCAAAGTGCACACTAAACCCCCCATGGGGGGTTTTTTTATGGCATACTATAAGAGTAGTCAGGAAAGCACCCATGAACCTTCGTCAAATCGCATCGAACATGACCCAACTGGATCTAAGTGACGGAACATCAGTTCTATTCTCATATGAAACACCAGTTGCTTGTTTGTCCGATAATGGGTATTACAGGACTAGTAAGAAGTGGAGCAGCACCACATCACGCCATATCAACAAATGGTTAGATGGAGTTTTGGCAAAGGAGCAACCACAGGAGTTCTTTGATGGTTTAGTAGTCGGTTGACAAACTGCCACAAGACCACTTGATTTTTGCCCCATTTTCTGCCATACTATAAGTATGAAAAACATCCACATCGAACATCCTGAAGACAGCATCCTCACCGGCGATCTTGCCGTTTTGGATGCTTTTTTGATGCCCCATCACCTGTCAGTCAAATATGATGGAGCACCTGCTATAGTATGGGGAACAAACCCTGCTACAGGAAACCAGTTCGTAGGGACCAAAAGCGTTTTTAATAAAGTCAAAATCAAGATCAACGAGACCCATGCAGACATCGATCAAAACCATAATGGACCAGTTGCTGAAATTCTTCACGCTTGTCTGGACTTCCTGCCTGATGAGGACGGAATCATTCAAGGCGATTTCATCGGGTTTGGTGGGTCAGACGAATTTACTCCCAACTGCATCACGTACCAATTCCCTGATACGGTCGGTGGTGAGATCATCGTTGCACCCCATACCCGCTACGAAGCAGAATCTGATTTGCGTGATGCGGTTGCTAGTCCCCTTAAGGACGATCAGGAATCAACCGACTGCTGTCTATTCGTTCAACCTGCTGCCTTTGCCGATTTCGTAGGCAGTCCATTACAAGACCGAATCGAATTTGCGAAGCAGGTCAGCACCCTAGTAGATTTTGAGGATGAGAAGGCAGCAGCGATATTGAAGAAAGACCTGAACGCGTTCATCCGCGATGGTGACGAAATCGTGCC